TCTGCTCAATGCCTTCAGGGAGCGGATGCAGTGGATCGAGCTGAAGGAAACCGCCTTTAAGCACTACCAAGAGTGGGAGCCTGACGGCGTGCTGATCGAGAAAAAAGCAACTGGTGCCCCGCTCATCTATGAGTTCAGGGCGATGGGCATACCTGTGCAGGAGTACACCCCGTCCAAGGGGAACGACAAGATAAGTAGGTTGAACTCGGTGTCGGACATCATTGCCTCGGGCAAGGTCTGGGTGCCAGAAACACGCTGGGCTGAAGAGTTGGTCGATGAGATCGCAAGCTTCCCAAGCGGTGAGCACGATGACTATGTTGATGCGACGACACTTGCTTTGATGAGGTTCCGCGCAGGCGGCTTCATACGGCTACCCTCGGATGAGCCGGAAGAAATTAAGTGGTTCAAGTCTCAAAAGAATGCGGGGTATTACAACGTATGAATAGATACGACGATCTGGAGGCGTTCAAACAGTGGTGGGAACATACGCGCCCATTTAACCCGCCTATAGAAGACCCGGTGACGCAAGCTGGAGTTATCTATGGTGTCGTGCTTTATCGTCAGCCGCCGTATCAGGTGCAGTTATTCATCATGCCGCCCAACTCTTCTATTGAGGATCACATCCACCCAAACGTGGATAGCTTCGAAGTATTCGTAGGGGGCGATATTGCTTTTCGCTGTAACGGCGAGACGTACGCTCAAAATGTTTTAGGCGCAAGTATCCGTGTGTTGCCCGACAGCTGGCATGGTGGTGTGTTTGGCGAACGTGGCGGGTGCTTCTTATCTGTACAAAAATGGTTAAACGGTGTGCCGCCTACTTCGGTAGGGCACGACTGGCATGACGCCTCCAACAATACAGTTGGTAGCGCTACTTTACTTAAGGATTGATCATGGCAATTGACAAAGGACTGTATGCAGCGCCTCTCGGCTTAGCCGACGCAGCTGTGGCGGAGCCGGATATTGAGATTGAAATCGAGGACCCAGAGTCGGTGAAGATCGGCATGGATGGGCTTGAGATCGAGCTTGAGAAACGTGAGCCGACCGCCGAAGACTTCGATGCAAACCTCGCTGAGTTTATGAGTGATGGTGAGTTAGCGTCATTGGGCGATGAGTTAGTCGGCGAATTTACGTCTGATCAGGACTCACGCAAAGACTGGGTAGACGCCTACGTCAAGGGCATCAAGCTACTTGGTTTGAAAGTGGAAGAGCGTAGCGAGCCGTGGTCTGGTGCGTGCGGCGTGTTCCATCCGATGTTGACTGAAGCAGTTGTGCGGTTCCAATCAGAAGCAATCGTCGAAACATTCCCGGCGATGGGCCCAGTCAAAACACAGATCGTTGGCGCTATCGACAAGATGCGCGAAGAAGCAGCGACGCGTGTGCGGGAGGATATGAACTACCGCTTGACTGAAGAGATGGTTGAGTACCGCCCAGAGCACGAGAAGATGTTGTTTGCTCTGCCGCTTGCAGGTTCGGCGTTCAAGAAGGTCTACTACGATCCGTCGCTTGGTCGTCAGGTAGCGATGTTCGTACCCGCTGAAGATATGGTTGTGCCGTATGGCGCATCTAGTCTAGAGACTGCAGAGCGTGTGACGCATGTGATGCGTAAGACACCTAACGAAGTGCGCAAGCTGCAGGTAGCGGGGTTTTATAGAGACGTTGATCTTGGTGATCCGCAGAATGTGTTGGACGACATCGAGAAAGAGAAGGAAAAGGATCAGGGCTACACAGGTAGCATGGATGATCGGTTCCGCATTCTTGAGATGCACGTCGAGCTTGACTTGCCCGGCTACGAGGACAAGGACAAAGACGGTGAACCGACAGGTATAGCACTACCTTACGTCGTCACTATTGAGAAGGGTACTCAGACTGTGCTCGCTATCAGACGCAACTGGTACGAGGACGACACACTCAAACTGAAGCGCAATCACTTTGTGCACTATGTATATGTGCCGGGGTTTGGGTTCTATGGCTTCGGCTTCATTCACTTGATCGGTGGTTACGCCAAGGCAGCTACGTCAATCATGCGTCAGTTGGTTGATGCAGGCACGCTGTCTAACCTGCCGGGTGGTATGAAGAGTAAGGGCCTGCGTATCAAGGGTGACGACACGCCGATTGCGCCGGGTGAGTTTAGAGATGTAGATGTGGCGTCAGGCACCATACGTGACAACATCCTGCCACTACCATACAAAGAGCCAAGTCAGACGCTGTATCAGCTCTTGCAGAACATTATCCAAGAGGGCCGCAGCTTTGCCTCTGCTGGCGATATTAATGTGTCGGATATGTCTACGCAGGCACCGGTAGGCACCACACTGGCTATTCTCGAACGCACGCTAAAGATAAGTACGGCAGTGCAAGCTCGACTGCACTATGCGATGCGCAACGAGTTCAAGCTGTTGAAAGCGATCATCCGTGACTACACTCCAGAAGAGTACAGCTACACACCAGTAGACGGGGATCGTCAGGTCAAGCAAGCTGACTACGATATGGTGGATATCATCCCTGTGTCTGATCCGAACGCTGCGACGATGGCGCAGAAGATCACGCAATATCAAGCGGTGATTCAGTTGGCTCAGCAAGCGCCACAGTTGTACGACCTGCCGCTGTTGCATCGTCAGATGATCGAGGTGTTAGGCATTAAGAATGCAGCTAAGTTAGTGCCGACAGAAGATGACGCGACTGCGACTGACCCAGTGCAGGAGAACCAGAACATCCTGATGGGCAAACCCGTCAAAGCATTCATCGAACAAGATCACGAGGCTCACATTGCTGTGCACATGGCAGCGATGCAAGACCCTAAGCTACAGATGATGATGCAGGGCAACCCGATGGCAGGTGCGATCCAAGCGGCGGCGATGGCACACATCAACGAGCACTTGGGCTTCCAGTACCGCAAAGAGATCGAGCGGATACTCGGTGTGACGCTACCAACAGAAGAGCAAAACAAGCAGATGCCTCCAGAGATCGCTGCACAAGTAGCTCAGATGTCGGCACAAGCAGCACAACGCCTGTTGATGATGAACCAGCAGGAAGCTGCACAACAGCAAGCCCAACAAGCAGCGCAAGACCCCATCGTGCAAATGCAGATGCAAGAGCTTCAGCTCAAGCAGCAAGAAATCCAACGCAAGATGGAGAAAGACCGCGTCGATGCTCAGCTCAAAGCGCAGCAACTACAGGTCGAACAAGCTCGCATCGCGGCGCAAGAAAAGATTGCAGGCTTACAAGTGGGAGCCAAGACCACGCATGCACAGAAAGAGTTGGAAGCACGCATGCAAGTCGAGGGTATCAAGCTTGGACTGCAAGGGGCAAAAGACCGACGAGAGACTCGTCGTGCAGAGCAACCGCCCACTAAGGGTAAGGAGAAGTAATGACTGATGGAACCGTCCTTGGGTACTTAAAAACTAAGTTCACCGAAGAGCAGCTAAGCAGAGTTGAGTTCCTTGCAGCTGGCAAAGTCGCCAGTCTGGAAGAGTACAAACACGTAGCCGGAGTGATCCGGGGTCTGGCAATGGCTACGGAAATCCTTGATGACCTCGTGCAACGACTGGAGAAATCTGATGAATAGTGCTGTAGACCTCTCGCAAGCTGTGGACTTGTCTGCTGTGTTGGACAAGTCGGCTGAAGAGAAAGCGAAGCAACTACCTGACCCTGCGGGGTATCACATCCTTGTGGCGCTACCTGAGTCTGAAGAGACCTACGAAAGTGGCTTGATCAAAGCTGATGAGACTCGTCGGTATGAAGAAGTGCTGTCCACGGTGTTCTTCGTGGTCGCCCTTGGCCCTGACTGTTACAAAGATGAAAAGAAGTTTCCGACTGGACCGTGGTGTAAGAAAGGCGATTTTATTCTTGCCCGTCCCAACACCGGCACCCGCTTGAAGATTCATGGGCGTGAGTTCCGGCTTATCAATGACGATTCGGTGGAAGCCGTCGTCCAAGACCCGCGTGGCATTTCGCGTGCTTAAGGAGAGTTAAATGAAAAACAACATGGAACTGACTGAGTTCGAGTTCCCCGACGAGAAGGAGGAAAAAGCTAAAGCTGCGGCAGCGGCTAAAGTCTCCGCCGAGGAATTCGATATCGAGGTTGTAGATGACACCCCGCCGCAAGACAGAGGCCGCAAGCCAATGGCTGAGCCACCGGAGGAGGTAACTGATGACGAGCTGGCTTCGTATGACGAAAAAGTCCAGAAACGCCTCAAAAAGTTTACAAAAGGCTATCACGACGAGCGCAGAGCCAAAGAAGAAGCTCTACGGGAACGTCAGGCCGCTGAGGAGTTTGCCAAGAAACTCTATGAAGAGAACCTTGCTCTCCAGAAGCAGCTATCTGATGGCTCTAAGATATTTATTGAGCAGGGTAAGTCTGCTGCGCAACTGGAGCTTGAACAGGCTAAGAAGCAGTACAAAGACGCCTACGAGAACGGGGATGTCGATGCTGTGGCGGAAGCGCAAGCTAAGATCGCACAAGCAACCTTGAAGCTTGACAAGGCTGAAAACCTTAGACCTATTGAAGTACAGGAAAAACCCGAGTATAGTCCCCCTAACTCGACAGCCCCCAAGACGGACCAAAAGCTAAATCAGTGGCTTGAGGAAAACCCTTGGTACGGGGATGAGTCATCCCCCGAGACCACGATTATGAGTGCTACCGCCCTTGGCGTGCACAACGCTCTAGTCAAACAGTTTGGTCAAGGCTACGTTGGGACAGATGAATACTACGAGAAGATCAATTCTCGTATGCGCAAGAGTTTCCCCGATTACTTCGGGAGCCAAGAAGATCAGGATGAACCGGAGGAGCAGCCTCAACAGGCAGCGCCCCGAGCCAAACAGACTACGGTCGTAGCTCCGGCTACTCGTAGCACGTCGCCCAAGAAGGTAAAGTTAAGCGCTTCTCAGATAGCTATTGCTAAGCGTTTAGGTGTACCTCTGGAACTTTACGCCAAGAAGGTTGCTGAACAACAGGAGAATCGGTAATGGAAGAGACACGTTTGAGTCGTGAACACACTACACGCGCAAAGGCCCAACGCAAGGAGTACTGGAAACCACCAGAGTTACTCCCTGTGCCTGATCCAGAGCCCGGTTATAGATTCCATTGGGTTCGTGTTTCAACACTGAATACGCCCGATCCGATCAATCTTTCTGCTAAACGACGTGAAGGCTGGGAGCCGGTAAAGGCTTCTGAGCACCCTGAACTGCAACTGCATTTGAGTGACCCCGACAGCGCCAGTAAAGACGTTGTTGTGATTGGTGGGTTGATGCTCTGCAAGACGCCAGAAGAACTTGTTCAGCAACGCAACGATTACTACTCGAAGCAAGCTAACGATCAGATGACGGCGGTAGACAACAACTTCATGCGTCAAAGCGATGCGCGGATGCCGCTCTTTAATGAGCGAAAATCTACGACGACCTTTGGCTCTGGAAAATAATTTTTTGGAGTTTAATCATGGCATATCCGACTGTAAATGCCCCCTACGGGCTAGTACCGATCAATTTGATCGGCGGTCAGGTGTTTGCTGGCGCAACCCGGCAACTCCCGATTGCAAGTGGCTACGGCACCGCTATTTACTATGGTGACGTTGTCAAATTCAACACCACTGATGGCACTATTGTTAAAGAGACAGGTACGGCTACTGTTTCCGCAAAAGGTGTTGTTGGTGTGTTCCTCGGCGTTACTTACACCAACCCTTCGACTGGTCAGAAGCTGTTTACCCAATCGTATCCTTCGGGCGGGGTAGTAGCTTCGGACATTCTGGCTTATGTAGCAGATGATCCTGATCAGTTGTTCAAAGTAGCTGTGACTGGCGGGTCTACTTCGACCACCATCACCCCAATCGGTGCCGACATTCTCGGTAGTAACTTGGGTATTTCTCAACCTGTGTCAAACAGCACCATTTCGGGTAACTCGAATATCGGCGCATACAACGCTGCCGATAGCACTGTTCAGACATTGCCGTTGCGTGTCGTTGGTCTTGTTCCTGAGACCACTGATGCTAATGGCGATTACAGCGAAGTTATTGTTAAGTGGAATGCTCCGTACCCAACCATCACCATCGACTTTAATGCTGAAACTGCGTCGGTGACTGTGGCTGGCGGTCATTCGTATCTGAACCCGAACGGTCAGTTCAACGTATAAGGGAGTCTGAATCATGGCTATTTCACGCGCACAACTACTGAAAGAGCTGCTCCCCGGCTTGAACGCTTTGTTCGGCATGGAGTACGCTCGCTACGGCGAAGAGCACAAGGAAATCTACGAAACCGAGACTTCCGAGCGTTCCTTCGAAGAAGAAACCAAGCTGTCTGGCTTCTCGGCTGCTCCAGTCAAGAACGAAGGCTCTGCAATTGCTTATGACAATGCGCAGGAAGCTTGGACTGCTCG